AGTACAGAAGAAGAAATTGAGGACGAAATCTCATTTGAAGACGATACCGAAGAATAATAAATAAGTATTATAGAACTATTGAAAAATAATGGCTGCTCTTAAACCAGTTGGTATTAATACGGTAATAAGTACTAGTAGTACTTCTGCACAAACTTCTCCAATTTTACAACAATCTGATGCTCTTAGAGTAGTTGCAGAAACCGCTGGAGTTTATGTTGCTATCGGTACAAATCCAACAGCAACTAATGAAAATTATTATGTTTCGACTAATGAAAATGAAACGATCACTATTGGTCCAATTGCGTCACAAAGAGTAGTTGGTATTACAACTGGTTCTACAACCATTGTTGATTTCCCAGAAGGAACTGGATGTCCATTTGCTGTAGGAGATGCAGTCTCTCTTACTGTTAACGGTCAATCTGCATTTGATTTTTCTCATAAGATTGTTATTGATGTGAATACTACCTCAGACAGAGGTGGATATTTTAATACAAGAGCAACAATTGACCACGATTCAAGTAGCGGAAATCCATCAGCATTAACTGCACCTTATGCCGAATTGAGAAAGTCAATCAAAGTGGCAGTCAAAACTGAATCTGGCACTGGCAAAGTATACATCCAACAAGTACAAGATTCCTGAACAGAAAAATGAAACTTATCAGAGAAGAAATCGAGTCAGTTGATTTTATCGTCGAAGAAAGGGGCGGTAAGAAACATATGTACATTGAGGGTATCTTCCTTCAGGGTAACATCTGTAATCGCAATGGCAGAATGTATCAAATGGAAGGCCTGAGAAAGGAAGTCCAAAGATACACAGAAAACCATATTAATTCTGGGAGGGCTCTTGGAGAACTCGGACATCCAGATGGTCCTACTGTAAACTTGGATCGTGTTAGCCACAAAATTATTTCACTCAAAGAAGACGGAAATAACTTCATTGGTAAAGCAAAAATCTTGTCAACTCCAATGGGTAACATTGCGAAGTCACTCATCGGAGAAGGAGTTAAATTGGGTGTTTCTAGTAGAGGTATTGGGTCACTCAAACAAACCAGAGAAGGTGTAAACATCGTTGGTGATGATTTCATGTTAGCAACTGCTGCTGATATCGTTGCTGATCCTTCTGCACCTGATGCTTTCGTTGAAGGTATTATGGAAGGAAAAGAGTGGGTTTGGGATGGTGGTATCCTCAGAGAACAGGCTGCCAAGAAAACCTACAAACAGATCAACACTCTTGTAACTCAAGGTCAACTTGATGAGAAGAAACTTGATCTGTTCAATAACTTTTTGAACAATCTTTGATAAGTTATTGAAATATACAATTTATAAATAAATATAGATTAAAAAAGGTTAATCGGAGTAACTTCAAATGTCTCGTGGAGATTTACAAGAAATGGAGCAATCTAAAACTGCTGTGAACGCGAACGCTAAACCTGCTGAAGGTATGCCTAAGCTTTCCAGCCCAGGCGAAGGCCTGTCAACTTCCTACGAAGATCTCGGTGGTCCTACCCCTGAGAACTACAAGCCAGATAACGATTCTGCAAAGCTCAAAGAGCCTAAGATCGCTTCTGTCAAGGATGTAGTTAATAAGGGTGCAAAAGCTGCTGATCCAATGAAGAAAATGGCTAAGGAAGAAATCGAAACTGAAGAGGAAGTCCTCGAAGAGGAAGAGATTGTATCCGAAGAAGTTACCGAAGAGACTGTTGACATCGAAGAGGACGTAAATGCACTCCTCGGTGGTGAAGAGCTCTCCGAAGAATTCAAAGAAAAGGCACGTGTCATCTTTGAAGCTGCATTAACCTCAAAAATCAAAGAAATCCAGGAATCCCTGGAAGTCCAGTACGCTGAGCGTCTGGACGAGGAGAGACAATCCCTTAAGGGTGAACTCACCGAGAGAGTTGACGCATATCTTGAGTACGTCTGCGAAGAGTGGATGACCGAGAATGAGTTGGCTATCGAACATGGTCTCAAGACCGAAATGACTGAATCCTTCCTGTCTGGCATGAAGGGTCTTTTTGAAGAGCATTATGTAACTATCCCTGAAGAAAAATATGATGTACTTGAGAGCATGGTAGAAAAACTTGATGATATGGAGACAAAACTCAACGAGCAGATTGAGAAGAACATTGGTCTGAATAAGAGACTCGCCGAGTCAACTGCAGATGTAGTTCTTTCAATGGTTTCTGAAGGTCTTGCTGAGACCCAGAAAGAGAAGCTCGCTTCACTTGCTGAAAGTGTTGAGTTTGAAAGTGAAGAAGAATATCGTGAAAAGCTTGAGGTACTGAAGGAGTCATACTTCTCCAGAACTCCAGCTACAAAGTCTGAAGCACCAGAAACTCTTTCTGAGAGTGTTGATTCAACACCAGTACAACATGGTTCATCCATGGATGCTTATCTCAGAAGCCTGGGTGCATTCAAAAAGTGAATTTAACATTCATTCAAACAACAACTATTAGGTAAAAGCAAATGTTTCAATCCGAACATCTGCAGGAAAAGTGGAGCCCACTTCTCGACTATGAAGGTCTTGATCCCATCAAGGATACTCATAGAAGAGCTGTAACCGCAGTCCTGCTCGAAAACCAAGAAAAATTCCTCCGTGAGGAGCAAGCATTCCAGTCAGGTATCAACCTGATGGAAACCCCAACCAACGCAGCAAACGCAGCTGGTGCATCAGGTGGTTTTGGTGCTGATTCAGCTGCTGCTGGTCCTACCGCTGGTTTCGACCCTGTTCTGATCTCATTGATCAGACGTGCAATGCCTAACCTGGTCGCATATGACCTCGCAGGCGTTCAGCCAATGAACGGTCCTACTGGACTGATCTTCGCAATGCGTTCCCGTTACGAGAGCCAGTCTGGCGACGAGACGTTCTATAACGAAGTAGATACCGCATTCTCTGGTCAGGATGATGGTTTCAACCTCACCGCAGGCATGTCTGATGCCAATGCTGGTCTGGGTACAACCGCACAGTCTGGTACCAACCCTTCAGTACTCAACCCTGTTGGTACTGCATCCTCTACTGGCTACAACGTAGGCCAGGGTATGGTAACTGGTGACGCTGAGAACCTGGGTTCAGGTACTGGCGATCACTTCAACCAGATGGCATTCTCGATCGAGAAAGTCACTGTAACCGCTAAGTCAAGAGCACTCAAGGCTGAGTACTCCTTGGAACTGGCACAAGACCTCAAGGCAATCCATGGTCTGAATGCTGAGGCTGAGTTGGCAAACATTCTCTCAACCGAGATTCTTGCTGAAATCAACCGTGAAGTCATCAGAACTATCTACAAGACTGCTGAGCAAGGTGCAGTTTCTAACACCGCAACTGCTGGTGTATTCGACCTCGACGTTGACTCCAACGGTCGTTGGTCTGTTGAGAAGTTCAAGGGTCTTCTGTTCCAGATCGAGAGAGACGCTAACGCGATTGCTCAAAGAACTCGTCGTGGCAAGGGCAACATGGTTCTGTGTTCCGCAGACGTTGCTTCCGCACTGACCATGGCTGGTATTCTCGACTACACCCCAGCACTCAACGCTAACCTGAACGTTGACGACACTGGCAACACCTTTGCTGGTACTATCAACGGTAAGTTCCGCGTCTACATCGACCCATATTCGGCTAACCTGTCAGCTGCTAACGCTGCAACTAACGGTGGTAACCAGTACTATGTTGTCGGTTATAAGGGTTCTTCACCTTATGACGCTGGTCTGTTCTATTGCCCATACGTACCGCTCCAGATGGTTCGTGCCGTCGGTGAGAACACCTTCCAGCCAAAAATCGGCTTTAAGACCCGTTATGGCCTGGTTGCAAACCCATTTGCAGAAGGTCTGGACCAAGGTCTGGGTCGTCTCCGTGTCAATTCCAACCGCTACTACAGAAGAGTTGCGGTGAAGAACTTGATGTGAGCCATCCACACCATAACGGTGTATTACGAGAGACCCGCAAGGGTCTCTTTTTTATGTCTTGATAAATAGAAGAAAAGTATTTTTGATCGATGTCAAATATTCTCACTAATAATATTAATCCCCGTAGTGGTAATGTAATTAACATTGGTGGTGTTAATGACAAAGTATCGATCGCAGGTACTTTGACTTATGAAGATGTCACCAGTGTAGATTCTATTGGTGTTGTAACTGCACGTAGTGGATTGAATGTAGTAGGTGGTGGTATTACCGCAGTGGGTGTAATCACTTCTTATAGTGGTATCCATGTGGGTGCTGGAGTATCAGCAGTTGGCATAAT